AACGACGCGGTAGCGGTGCGCAGTGTCGTAATCTCGATCCCATTTTCGAAAACTCTGAAAAGAGGAGCGCCGCTCTTTCCTAGGATCACGCCGTTTTCCAGTGTCGCTAATTTATTAACGTTCTCAACTTCCGTCAGCGTGTAGAGCAGATTATCGCTATCCGCATCGTCGTAATCAGAGCAGGTTGCTCGAACGTAATATGGGAGCGAGCCCTCGTTCTTTACCGTGCCTGTGGCTCCGGCCGTATTCGGAACTGCGTCAGTTCCAGAGATCGACGTAATCACGCTCCACGCAACAAGATCGGCTGACTTTTCGATCACCGCAGTCCCAATAAAATCAGTATTGGGCGCGAGAGCAAACGTCATGCTGTCCCCAGGTTGTAAGTAAACGGGAATTGAATTCTGAACGGAATCGGTAAATGTTCCTGTTATGGCCATTTCTATCTCCCAGCTAATGCCTGTAAGGCTGTTTTGTTGTCACCAATATCAGCACTCCCTAAATCCTTGACCGAGCCAGCCATGTTTTTCATGGCTTCCGACATCATTTGTTGCTGCTGCATCTGAGCGCGTTGCTGCCGGGCAGCATCAACGGCTCTCTGATCTCTCAAGATTCCAGGTTTTACCGACGATAAATCGGCATACTCATCGACGATCTCATCGACATTAACCTTGTCCCAGATCTGCGGATTCGTTTGCGACAGATTGACGCACATCGACAGGAAGCGATCGAACGACTGCACGTTGGTCAGTTTCTGTGCGTTGTGCATTGGAGAAACGTACTCAACTTTAATCACCTGGCCCGCGAGTTCCTGCGGCGGCGGCGGAATCATCCCTCGCTTTTCGAACACTTCCCAAAAAATATCCACGAGACGATCGAGTTCGTTCGACACCTGTTGAAGCACCGGACCGAGCACGGTCGTCTTCTCGCCTTCGATGGCCTGTACTTCCGTTGCAGTCTTTTCTCGGGTCTGGATATTGGTCAAAGCAAGGAACAATTCTTCTTTGCAGATTTTGCGAATTCGAGTTCTCGTCTGCTCCTGCTTCATTTCCATTTCCTGGATGCGCGGATCGATCTGGTAGAGCGGCTTAATCTGCCTGTCGCCACTCTCGTCGTAATACGTCACGTCTCCGGCCATGCCGGTCACGGTGGTTGTGCGCGCGTCCGTTGGTGCGAGAAGGGCGGGCTTTCCACTTTTTTCCACGGCTTGGAGTATGAATTTCTCCATCTGCTGGAGTTGCTTCACATCGCCCAAAATTCTCCAGCCGGGAGATCCCTTGCCGTAAGAGTCTTGGCCGGTCACTCTCCAGCGAAAGACGATGACGGGAAACGTGTTGTATCCATCCATGCGAAGAATCTTGTCTTCGTCGTCGAGCGTCATGGAATATGGGCCTTTCGTGCCCATTCCTCTTTCGTAGTAGTATTCCGAATAGCGCTTAAACGGGACGTACTTACTTCTCGTCGGGTCGAAATTTTCGTTCGGCACGATGAAGTGACATACATCCACCTCGGCCTCGTAATCGTGCTCCATCCAGAGCGATTGGACGTGGGCGGAAAAGATATCCAGATTTTTTATCTTTCCATCGGGAGAGAATTTACCGAATTGTTCGATCAATTGTCTGACGGTCATTCGGAATTCGCGCTGAAAAGTATCGACGTCTCCGACGGAGTTACTGGAAATTTTGTAGCTTCCTACTGGGAAAACTTCTGAATGAATAACCTTATGGAACTCGACCATGTTCTCGACGATCATCATGGCTCCTGTCGAGAACGTGATGAGATCGAGATAGCCCGTTGGGAGCGAGCGGTATAAATTCGATCGCGCCATGACCGCGTAGTACATTTGCTCGATCGTGTAGAGCCAAGACTGGACAGCGGGTATTTCCCCGATCCAAGGGTTCTGCGTTGTGAGTTTTAACCATCGCAGAGCGGGTGATGTGATTCCGCCCATCATGGCGCTCGCCAGCGTATCGATGGCATCCGTTGCCGTGCAGTCGAGAATCTTTAGATTTCTGACATCGCCCTGGTTCTTGTCTGTGGTCTGGAACTGTGGGCGTTCTGGATAAAGAAAATCTCCCTGATCTCGCCAGGCGTTGATGAACTTTTGCTGTTCGATTTCAAGGCGCGTGCGGATCTTTTCGAGGCGGCAGCGCGTGGATTCTTCGCGCGTTTCCCCCTGCTTGGTCTTCCGATATGTCGTCGGAGAGGCCATCAGCCTCCGATCGCGGTTTTAGCGCCTACGTTTCCAGTGGCGGCGGCCCCCGGAACACCGATGGGGCTGGTGAGGACAGTCCCACCTTTTATATTCGTCCCGGAGGCTGCCATTTTTTCTGCAAGCGATTGTCGGCGCAAGTCTCGCGCCTCCGTATCTTTCTTGATCTTTTCTTGATCGGCCTGCTGACGAAGCAGCTGGTCTTGCTTAAACCGTTCGAGCGCGGCAGTGTTGTCCGCTGTTTTTTTGGCGTTGGCTGATTCAACGTTCTGATAAACGTTCGAGCCAACGGATGCTGCGGCTCCGACGATCGTTGCGATATTGGCGATGAGCGCTGCTGCTGCCATCAGATCCTCTTTGCGTAAACGACGTCTATCTTTTCGTACCCAAGACGATCGAGCATTTGCCCGAAATTCAAATCGGCTTTTTCCTTGGTCCTGTGGTAAACGACTTCAACCCCCTCGTCGCGGAGCTGACTTTCGCACCAGAGAATAAATTTCGCACCGAAGCCGCGATGCTTCGGATGGATGAAAATAATGTCTTGCGTGGCTTGTTTCGAATCTTTGTAGTGCGGATTTTCTTTTACGAAGAAAATGCAATACCCAAGAATGGCTCCGCGCTCTCTGGCGACGAACACTCGTAGCACGCCCATCTCATCCATTTTGCAATACAGATCGAAGTCTGGATTAAGCGCGATGTCTTTGAACCGCGCGACTTCCTGATAGTGGAGCTCGAGGAGTGGCCAGATTTCTGCGCACAGTTCGGCCGTCGCCTGCTCTCTTCGAAACAAAATAACGGATGCTGCCCTGACGGGCTCGGACATATCAACTGAGTGGGTATTTTCCACTCCATACGCATAGCACGACAACCACTTGCCCTGGAAGCGAATTCTCTAGTGATTTCAAGGTGTTGCACTTTATGCAACACTTCGTTGCCTTTTCGACAACGGCTCGATCGTCAGAAGCGATCGTCTCCGATGGGGTTCCAGTCCATGACAATTTTCCCTCGTTGTCGTCGACCTAGGGGGCTCATTCGATCGCCTGCGATGGTGTCGGGCAGGGCGAAGGTATTCGACAGGGCATCGGCGCGGTCTGGGGAGCGGCCGAGTTTTTTCTTCAGCATTTCTTTGGGCTCGACGAGGATTCTGCCGCCTTTTTGCGTGTAGGTGGTCATGGTGAGTTCGGGAACGAGTTCGTAGCATTTGGCCAAGCTGCCGCCATTTTTCACCCACTGGGCCATGAGCCACCAGTTTTCGGCGCGCTTGTTGTAGAATTCTTTTTCGCGCATGGCTCTGGCGGCGTACTGGACTTCGAAGGGATTTCGGCCGGAGCTTTTCAAATAGCTCACGACGCCGCTGCCGTAGCCTCCGGTGCAGTCGACGAACTCTCGATCCTGGCCGAACCCTTCTTGGCTCATCACGATGGCTCGCGCGCTGATATCGGCCGGGTCTTGTGTTCTCATGCACTCGGGCATCCAGGAGGCGAGCCCTTGACGTGGGAAGAGGACCGTCATGTCGTCGCCGTAGAGAGCGACGTCGATGCCGAGTCTTTTCTGTGCAAACTGATAAGCTTCCTTGGGCAGCTGGCGGTTCATCGCGGCGTGGACTTCTTCCGGCGAGAGGAGCGAGTTTACGCCCGTGCGCGGGAATTCTCCCAGGATGTAGCTCTGCACCCAGGGGTTATCGCGCCCGTACTCTTTAATCATCTCGCGCGCGTGATCGATATCGACCCGCTGGCTTCGGTTCGGATCGTCAGGATCGCCCGTGATGCGGATAATCACCCACTTATCGGGTTGGAGCGCGAAGGCTGCGTACAGCATCCCGTCGACGGAGGTTGGGTTTCCGGCCTGGACGATTTTCCCCCACGCGCAATTCGTGAGCGCTTGTTCTCCGGCTCGCAGGACCTGGATCGGGATATCGCCGCTTTCGTCGACGATCGCGAGGACAAACTTCGAGTGTAACCCGGAGAGCGTTCGGCCCTGCTCCTCAGCGCTCGCGCTTTTGGACCACGTGCGCGTCGAGACGTACCAGGTGCGCGGGTGCTCGATCGAGTAATACGAGTCGCTCTGCCAGTCAAAACGCTTCTGCATGTACTTCGAGCGGCCGTGCCACTTGGCAACCTCGGTCCAGAGGTTATCCGCCAGGTTCTCTTTCGTAATCGAAACCGCAGCCCCTTTCGGGTGCTCGCCAACCTCGCCGTAACAAGCAACGAAATTCCCAATCATCCAGGCAAGCGCACAACTCTTGCCAGGACCCGCGCACGCCTGGAAACTGATGCGCCCCCTTCCAGGCTTGGCGAACTCCATAAGACCCTTTTCCTGCCACTTGTCCGGCGTAGCCCCATAGACCTCGTAGACGAACTTACACGGATTCTCCCGCCACTCAATTATCCGCCTTCGCTCCGATTCATTCTCGATCACCACGAATCCTCGTCGTCCGTTGTTTCCAGCATGAGCCCTAACCAAGCCAAGCGAAATCGCTCCAGCACGCGGCGGCGAAGCCACCACCTAAACCGCTGCATCTTCGTCGGCTTGACGTATCCATCCGTAACCGCAAAACCCACCACGTCCGTAAATAACGCTTTCGAGTACTCGCGCGAGATATCTTCCAAAAACTTCTCCGCCTCACGTAGAGCCTCTTTCCGTGCCGCCTCATCCATCCTTGCGCTCCTCACTCTTTACCACTGCAGCCTCGATCACCTCAGCCGTATGCTGATCTCCCAGCTCCGTCGCCTTCCACGTCCCGTGAAGCAACTGCTCAAAACTCTCCCCAACGTCCACCACGTGCCGCTTCGCAAACATCCCATGCTCCTGCCCCAAGGATTTCAGCGCCTCCATCTTTCCGCCAAACGATACCTTCGTCTCAAAATACGGCTCGCCGTTTTTATCGACACCCTCTTTCACCTGAAACCCCGTCACCGCCGCAGCCTCCGCGATCGGCCACAAATTCGGGTCAAGCATCTTCCCCCGCTCGTCGAAAAGCCGCCTTATGTCCGAGTACGCAATCTTCGCAAGCTCCCCCTTTACCCGCGATTTCTGTACCTCCTCCCCAATCTTTTCCGCCTCCCGCCACTTATTCCGTCTCTCGACAGTCTGATTCAGGAAACGATGAGCCTCATCCACGCCGATCTCTAGGAGTCCCGTAAATTCGTGCAGGAAACTTCCTGAGGCGATCCAGGTGAGAAGCATTGCCTCTAGGCGGTACGCATCCCCTTGCATCGCTCGCCATCGCTCTAATGCCCGATTAGGCGTTTTAGGAGAGGATTGTGAGTCGGCAGAGTGTGAGTCGGCGGAAGAGTCAGACATGGAGGAAGGACCTTTCAGCTCTCTCAACACTCCTACGTCTTCGTCCCTCCCCACCCCGAGCGAGATTGGTTTTCTCTCTAGGAGTCCCGTAGATGGTTTGGGGTATCGTCATCATCTGCGAAAGTACACGAGCGAGAGAACAAGCGCAAAGATTTAGCACAACGCGCGGCCCCCAGCGCTGGCGTCAACGCGCTCACTCGCGCACGGCGAGCGAGCGCCTTTCCGGGTCAGTTTTCGACGCGTTTTCGACAGCAAAAAAGAGATATTTTTTTGGAAGAAAAAAATACGCTGTGAGGGGAAAACTACTACACTTTTGAATGTTTCACGGAAAATTACCAACGGATTTCTTGGTAAGCTTGAACAATATCATAACTATCGGCCTATCGCGCGAAACTTAGGTAATATTGGTAAGCTAACTTGGTAAGCTAGAATTGATTATTGATCCCGATAGCCTGCAATGTTTCACGGTTTTAGCTTACCGACATTACCGTAGTTGGACAAACGGTATATATAAATAAAATGTAATGCCAACAAGTAGAACATGTATTCCACTTCCTTAACATGCCAATATCTTCACTAACTCTATACGGAACTCTTCTTCAGTAAACATAGTAAGCTTAGTAAGCTTCTTGGTATTATTTAGCTTACCGAACATTACCGACCTTACCTAAGCCGCGCTGCGTCAAGCAATAACGCACCAACGCCGCTAAACTAAGCGCCACAAACAATAAAACGCCCGGCGAACTATAAACGCCGCGAATACTCACGCGCTCGCACTAAGTACCTGTCGAGATAAAACAAAGCGAATAGAACAAAAAAAGAAAAATAATTACATTAGAACGTTGACAAGCACACACCAAACCACTAAGATCGTCGATAATAGAACATAAACCACCCAAGGGAAATAACGCATCGAGTCGAAACATAGTGCGGAAAATAAGCGTAAACCGATAAAAAAAGGAGGACAGAAAATGCCACGTGAACGAGTAAAAAAAGAGATCGTTTTTAAGTATTCCGAGCTAAGCGAGAAAGCGAAGGAGAGGGCGCTTGACCAGTGCTGTGGATTCAACGTCTCCCATAGATGGTGGGAATTTGTTTTTGAAGACGCCGAGAGGATCGGTCTAAAAATCACGGAATTCGACATTGACCGCGAGAATTTTATCCGTGGGAACCTTACCCGTAGCGCGTTCGATTGCGCCGAATTGATCGAAAAAGAGCACGGCGTTGAAACCGATACCGCGAAACTTGCGCGGAATTTCCTCTATGACGTTCGCCAAGGCGCGAAGGCGCACAAAGAGAACGTGCAAGATGATTTCGATTTCAGCGAGACGCAAGCATACGAAGACCTTTGCACCGAATTCGAACGAGCGTTGAAAGAAGAATACTTGCACATGTTGCGGCGGGAGTTCGAATACCTAACCAGCCACGAAGCGATAGAGGAAACGATTAAGGCTAACGATTATGAATTTTTTGAAGACGGGAAAATTGCTTAACCAAGGAGGACGGAAAATGAAGACAGACAAAGAACTAAAAATGCAGTTGTGGGAAGCGAAATGGATAACGCTCGACCTGCCGTGCGACACCTTAAATAGCGAGCAACTCGCAGAACGCTTCGATGAAATGCTCGACAATTGCAACGAAGAAATCCGCATCGGATCGCTTCACTATGCGCCTAGCGAGTGCCTGAAAAAGGTTGATCCTGTCGCCTACCGCTTAGCCGTCAGTGAATACATTGACAGCGAAATCGGCGAAACGCTCGCTTGGGTTGTCGATGAAGAAATCGCGATTGCAATCGACGAAATGGAAATGTTCGCCGCTTGGGTTTTGGAACAAGACGCCGACGTCATCGAGGGCTTTAAGGCGCAGAAATGGTGCCCGGAATTGCAAGAAGCGCTTAAGGAATTAGAGGGCCTAAAAATGGAGTCGCTCTAATGACCATGCCCAGCAAATCAGCGAAAGGAGAAAAGAAGATGAACAATAAATCTAGAAGATACAACGCGAAGTGCGCTGTCGTGAACGCCATGCGTGAAAAAATTAGAGAGGCGACTGACCCGAATACCAAAGACGGCTGGCTGGCGGCGATGCCGTGGCAGGAACGACACGATTACGCGAACGAGTTGCGGCAACAAGTAAAGCGAGTGCTGCGCTTTTTAAAGCATGATCCTAAATCTTTTAACTCAGTTCTTTATTAGGAGTGATTATGTCAGACAAAGAACAAATAGCCTTGTTCGAAGATGTTTTAAGAACGGTCGTTCGATATTTACAATGGGTTCAGCACGAACACGCTGGCGATGCAGAATCCAGAGCCGCTGCAAACTTGATGTTCTCTATTTACAAAACCATCGGCAAAACGAAGGTAGGAAAAGAAATTTTTGATGCTGAATGTGAGCATGGAATTTCTCCGCATGACAAAGGCGCGCCATGCATGGAGTGCGTGCGTCGCAACTTAACCAACTGAAAGGAAAAAACCATGGACAAAGCACTAAACGCCGTTTTTGCCTTAATTGCCGCGATGCTTATCGTCGGCACGATTGAAAGTACAGAGTACCTGCCCGGCCCTGGATATGCGGCAGGGATTTCGTGCGCCGTCAGTGATACCGCCGACGACTGCGGCCCGGATGACTTCAGCGACACCTGCGTGGGCTGTGTCGACGATTGCTTGCAACCGGAAGGAGAATAAGACCATGGGCGTAAACATCGAACTCTACTGTGACAACTGCCAGGAAGTCATCGATAACCCCGAATGTGTACGCATCAGCGAGGCATTTGAGGAACTGAGGCGACTGACGAAGGAAGTCACGACGAAAGTTGAATTCGACGAACTGCAAGAACTCTGCCCCGACTGCCGAAAACGCTGGAAAAAGGAGTAAAAACCATGCGTAAACAAATCGTAATAGCCTTGACCTGCCTCACGTTCACAGCATGCACGATTCGCCCAGCTCCGATGATCGACCTGCACGCGCCGGGAGCGCTTGGAATGCTGACGGAGCGAAAGGCCTACCTAAAAAGCGAGCAACGAAAACTTGATAACGTTCTCGTTTGGTCTATGATCGCCACACTTTCGCCGTTAATGGTTGGTGGCACTGTGTATCTTGTTCAGACACCTGCCCGGCGAAAGATTCACAAGGAACTTGGCGAGCTCTCAAATGCTGAAAAAATAATCAAGGAGATGGTTGACCATGACGCCGACGCAAAAATGGAGAAGTGAAGTTTTGGCCGTACTCGAAGCGGCCCACGTGACCGTTTATGCCCTGTGGCGGGAAATGCTAAGGGAAGACCTTAGCCTAACTTACCCGCGCATACGGCGCGCGTTGAAAGACGGAAAGGTGGATATGGACCTGGCTACCTGGATTTACAACACCGCCGTTAAGATTCGCGAAAAGGGTCAGGCCTCGGCGGAATCAAGAGGCACAGAGGTTTGAACGATACGGGCGGGGGAAACCCCGTCCGCTATCCCATCGCGGCAGAACATCTTGACCGAACTCGTCCCATTAAAAACAACCTTGGGAAAAAAGTTAATCCTTCGCAAAATCTTCCCGATTCGCACCGATACCTTGCGGTCAATCCGCCCGAGATCGATTTTAAGCGCGTCGGTAGCGATCTCATGGATCGTTACGCGCGTCCGGCCCTGCAGGTAGGCCTTCACCACCGGATGCCAAACGTCATCGATATAGCGCGCCTCCTGCTCCGCTTTGGTCTCTTCCGTAGGCGTTTCCCACCACGAAACCCCGGCCTTAAAGGCATGGTAGGCCTCAGCGAAAAGCTGTTCTCGATCACGCTTAATCTCGGGGATCTTAATGTCACTCACCGCGACGGGCCAAAACCGACGCGCGCCGGTCTCATCGAAGAGATATTCCGACTGATTCGTGGTGCCAATAAAGACGCACCGCCTAGGGTGAGAGACCACCTCGCGGCCATAGGGCGGCCTAAATACGTCCTCGCGACAGGTAAGTACCTTCTTCACCGTGGCCGGGTCCGTGCGCGCAAAGGAATCGAGCTCAGCGATTTCAATTAAAAGCCTGCCGCGCATCGACATCAGAAAGTCCTTGTCAGAGGCCGGAGCGTTGCACTCGCAGTGCCACTTACCGCCAATTGCCGCGCAGGCTTGGCTCTTTTTTCCACCTTGGGGGCCTTCCAGAATCACCGCGCAGTCGGCCTTGCAACCAGGCTCCAGAGCTCGAGCTACCATCGACACCCAAAAGTTCATCGAGATGGCGCGCATATAGGGGTTATCGACCGCTCCCATGTGCGTTGTGAAGAACTGCTCAATGCGCGGCGTGCCATCCCAGGTAAGGCTAGAAATCCACTCCTGCGGCTCGCTTCGCTTGCGACGAAGGGCAAACGTCCAGGTTGCAGCCTCGATCACGTGAGGCGTAATGCCATGGAAAGCGAACTCGTCCTGCAGTAGGGCGCAAAGCTCCCGGTCGTGGCGCTCTTCCCAGTGCGTCGTCTGCCCATTCTCAGAAAGCCATGTCGTCCGCCGCTGCTGATAGAACTCGTCATACCAAAGCGAATCACGAAGGCCAGGGAAACCACCAAGGAATCGAAGCACGTTCGACATCGTAGGCCTTGGCTCGTTCTGCTTAGGCTTCACAAGGATTCCGTTATCCTCGAAGAAAGCCATGAGCGACGCAGGCAGCGGCTCCCGGCGCTCATCCGTTATCCGAATGTCCACAGCAGCGGGCGGATCGAAGTACTCGGGCGGCATCACCTCGGGAACCAGGACCAACTCAGCAGGATGCGGCGGCTCCTCGTCCTCCTGCGGCGGCTCAGGTTGCTTGGGCTCCACTCGCGGCTCGGGTCGCGACTCGGGTTTGGGAGCGGGCTTTTTCATGTCCATCTTGAAACTTATGGGCGCAGCGAACTTCGCCAGATCCGCATGCGTCCAGCCTTTGGCCAAGGCATCCGCCGCATCGAACCCGCCGCCATCCGTTTCAACTCGAAGAATAGTCACATCGCAGCCAAGGGTTTGGAGGTAATCGCCAAGAGCGTTCATGCACTTTATGCCGGGCGCATCGGCATCAGGCCAGAGCGTAACGACGCGGCCCCGGAGCGGCTCGAAGTTTGCTTTCTTCCACGACGCCCCGCCGTTTGGCCAGGTCGTAACGATCCGGTTCGTTAACTGCTCGCAGGCAACGGCAGCCTTTTCCCCCTCGACAACGAGAACCTTGCCGCTTGGTGACTGAGCGATCTTATCGAGATTAAAGAGCGGCCTAGGCGCTGGAAGGGATTTCATCTGCCAGCGCTCGCCGTCCCATGACCAAGGCACGATTTGCTTGCGGCTATCCGGCGGCTCGTAACGTGCCACGTGAAACAATACGTTGCCGCTCTCATCGCGGTACGTCCAGTGCGCGACCGGCTCACCGAACACAGGGTGCTTGAAATCCGGCGGCTCACTCGGAGCGGTCGGGACAGGAATAGGTGCCGCGCGCGGCTCGACCGGCTTAGGAGATGGGACGTTGGTGCGGCGAGTGGGAACAACGTCGGGAAAGTCTTGAAACCCAATGTGATCCGCTAACTCTTTATAGGCCCGCCCCATATCGATCGCGCGTTGCGCGGCGTATAACGCAATGAAATCCTTCCCAGACTGACCCGTGCTGAAGTCAGACCAAAGACCCGTTTCCGTGTTGAAGGAGAACGATCCGCCGGGGCTTCCGTTAATGTTGGCAGCGCAGTATTCAACCCCGCGCCGCTTGCCGCCCGGACAGAACTCGGCAAGAAGTTCGAGAATCCGATCCATGATGCGCTCGTTAAGCCCCTTGAAATCTAGTTGCCCCACGTTACCCCCAAGAAATCCCCGGTCTAAGCCGACTCAATAAGTTTTACGAAGTCTTCCACGCTGCGACAGATCCCAGCGACGCCACCAGCGTCCCGGACCGCTTGAAGAAATTGCAACTGGTGCCACGGTGCGCGCGAATTGGCAGGCTTTTTCACCTCGACCGCGAGGAAAGCGCCATCGAAAGTCCACCCAATAAGATCCGCGCCCCCTGGATTCGCCACCCCATAGCGGATCTTGTGACCCGCTGCAGTTTCGTAGAACCCGCAGTTGTTCCGAAACAACCGGCACCCATGCTTCGGGGCCTCGATCATAATCTGGCGCATGAGAGTCGATTCCTTCACAGCGATCGATAGCCCCGCTTACATATAGAGCCGGTTTCAACGAAGGTTTGAAGAATAGAAATCACCCTCTTAGCCTGCCTCCTATTAAGATGGATCATTCCACCAGGCACTCCATCGCGGGGATAAATCCAAACGCAAAGGTCGGTAGCAATGGAAGAGTCCTGGAGCACGAACTTCCTGCGGTAAAAATCGATCATCTCGTGGTACCAAAAATTCCTCGCAGTCTTTTTCATACAGCCTTCCCCCTAATCCTTTTCGCTTGCCGCGCGTCCCACACGCGCTTGGCCCATCCGTATGGCTTCGGATAGTGCCGCTCCTTACCCAGAGCCACGAGCTGATCGAACGTCTTTGCCTGCTGCTGCTCCTTCATCCGGCTCCACTTGGCCCGCGCCTTGGATACATCAACCTCAACCAACTCCTCGTCAGACTCCGTGATCTTGCGCGCTCGAATCTCAAACGGAGCGCCGCAGTAAATACACTCATCCGTTCCAGGACGCTGGGCAGCAAAGCACGAAGGACACACCCTCACAGCATCCGAGGAATCAGAGCGTGAGCGCCCAGGCTCTTCGCCCACAAGGCTCCACGTCCTCGGGTCATCGGGTAGCCCGTGCATGAGCGAGTTTCCGGCATGATCCAAGATGATCGCTTCTTTCTTCCCCTCCAACTTACGGAGCCCGCGTCCGGTTTGTTGAATCCAGAGTGAAAGGCTCTTGGTTTTTCGTAGAGAAATCACACACTCGATCGCCGGAAGATCGAAACCTTCGCTAACAACGTCGACGGAAACCATGAGCGTCGTCTCGCCAGACTTGAAACGATTCACGAGCGATCTCCTAGCCTCGCGCTCCATCGTGCCATCGATGATTTCAGAGCGAACGCCAGCGGCATTGAACTTCGCGCAAACCGATTGCGCATGCGCAAGCGTCACGCAAAATGCAACGGCTCTTTTCTGATCCGCGTGCTTTCGGTAGTGCTTGATCGCGTCTCCTGTAATCGAGGGACGGTTTGACACGCGTTCTAACTGCGCCTTATTATAATCGCCCGCAACGCTACGAACCTTAGAGTCATCGATCGATCCCGGAGCGTAAAGCCGGTAAGGCGACAAGAACCCACGGGCGATAAGATCCGCAACCGAAGGGCCAACAATAAGATCGTCGTAAATATCCCCGAGACTCTCACCACTAAGACGCCACGCCGTAGCCGTGACTCCGATAACAAAGGCCTTCGGATACCGAGCAAGGATCTTCCCCCAGGTTGTGTTGAGCGTCGAGTGATGCGCCTCATCAACAATGATGACGTCATATTCAGGTAGGCTGTCGAGTCTCTTGGCCACGGTAAAGACAGAGCCTACATGGGTGTTCACCCGATAATCGTAATAACGATCCGCAGCGATGAACGTGTGGCGAACATCGAACTTGCCGAGGGTCTCGCTGACTTGATCGAGAAGCTCGTTTCGGTGCGCTAGGATTAGGGTCCTCTTACCCTTCTTCGCTACCTCGCTGGAAAAGTAAGAGAACATAACAGTCTTCCCAGAACCAACGGGGAAAACCAGGAGCGGCCTTCTCTTCCCGCGATACCACGAATCACGCAGCATATTCACGCCGTCAACTTGATGCGGATATAGATTCATCATTTCACCAAACCGACCATCTTACGCCAAGCCACTTCCCGGCTGTTAGCTGGAAGATCGAAAAGGGGGGCGCGCTCCTTGCGCAGGTACATAAGAAAAAACGGGACATAGCCAAGCGCTCCGCACTGCTCTTGCCTTACAGCCTCTCGGATAAGCATCGATGCCTGCTCCAGCACGTCAATAGATGACCAGCCAATCGGCAAGTAAACTGTCCGCTCGCCCCAAGTGGTTATTTCGTAGGGGCGGAAGCGCTTAATAGCGCCCATAAATTTACCGGCGCTAAGGTTCTTCATCCGATAACGTGTTCGCGCTATGACGCTCATCTCGCAAACAAATTCCCCCTGGCGATCGACGGATCGAATGGCATTGACGGCTGGCTGGACGAGCATGGAAATCAACGAACTCGCCTTCCCCACACGAGATCCTTTTCTGTCAGGTCGATCCGCTTTTGTCTGGCGATCGTTATAATCAAACGGTGATACGTGGCAGGGATTAGGGGAAAAGATTCTCTTCGCACGAGCCACCTTGCAATCGTCGAAGGACTCCGCTTCATCGCCCGCGCCAGTGGCCTGATCCCACCGAAGATCTTGATCGCGTACTCTGCCGGGGATAAGTGCATTAGGATTTTTCATATCTCACGCCCGTTGCCTTTCTTGCAATGAAATTATGTGACACATCGCGTCGTTCTCGATAAAAATTATTTTTATAGTACACTTGACGGTATTACATTTCAATGTTAAAACTAGAAATATGATTTATAAAAATGTAAACATTGGTAGGCGGCTTCGGGAGTATCGAGAGAAGCATGAGATCACGCTGGAGGAGGTTGCTGACGCAGTGAACCGGATCTCTAAGGATGAAGACGGACGCATGCGAGCGGCGTATCTTTCAGATCTCGAAACTGGGAAGCGTAAAACAATTAACACGGACACCTTGATCCGCATTTGCAATGCACTGGGGATCATGGCTGACCAACTCTTACAATAAGGAGGGAAGGATGGAAGTTAGGAAGGAAGCTGTGAGGGATGCGGGCGAAGCGACGATGGACGCTGAAATGCTGGATAAGTATTTCGAGGGTTGGAGATCGGCTATGATTAAGGGGACGGTAGACATCCTCGCATCTACAGCAGAGGCGCTTCGGGCGCTACAAGGCAACTGCCCTGGACTATGGGCGAAGAAGATGGAAGAAGTTGAAAACTTGGTTGTCGCAGTTCGAGCGGCAGGGAGGCGGTAATGCGCTCCATTAAAGCCAAGGACCTCGAAGGAGTATTTCTCGTGCTCGTTAAGGCTGACAGGGAGCATCGTCAGCACCTTCCATTGGTGCGCCGTTACTTCCGAAGCGTTGCGAAGCTTTGTCGCATGATGCCAGAGCGAGAGATTGAGATCTTCTTTTCGGGGATCTATGTCGCTTCAAAACGCAAGAACGAAAAACGTATCGTCATGGATCGTGAGTACCGATCCGCAAACCCGGGCGAGAATTTTATTTTCGAGTTGAACTAATATGAGCGCATGGAAATTTAGAAATAAAATGCTGCAGGCCGCTTCTGCTTCAGAGGATAAAAGGCCGAAACGTATCACGGTCCAAGTCTCTTTCCACGAGGACATCTATATCCTTATGGCGAGGATTTCGCGTGCCACCGATCTTCCGGTCTCACTGATCGCTGCCGATGCCGCGCATGCTCAGAAGGTTTTCCTCGATCGCATGGCACGCGACACGGAAAAGGTTGCTCCAAAGGAGCGCTTGAAGCGAGAACTCGGCGCGAAGAAAAAGAAATCTCCGAGCATGGCGGCGATTAAGAAATTCGCTGAGGATAAAAAGCATGGAAATAATTCACCCAAAAACTAAGGAAGAGTGGCTCGCCCTGCGCACGAAAGACGTCACGTCAACGGACGCCTCTGCGCTCTTTGGTATGTCTCCCTATAAGAGCCTCTTCCAACTGTTCCACGAGAAGCGCAGCGGCGTCGTCACGGTCATCGAAGAGAACGAGCGCATGAAGTGGGGAACCAGAATGCAGGACACGATCGCCGCTGGGATCGCGGAAGATGAGGGGTGGAACGTGACTCGCATAGACGAATACTCACGTCGCCCTGAATGGCGTATCGGATCAAGCTTTGATTTTGAAATCGATGGTGGCCCAGGCGGCGAGAACTCATTACTGGAAATCAAAAACGTCGGCATCGACGCGTTCTCCAAGGGCTGGATCGTTGACGGAGATTCGATCGAGGCCCCGCTTCATATCGAAATCCAAGTGCAGCACCAGATGCTCGTCTCCGGGATTCCGACCTGCTATATCGGTGCGTTCGTGGGCGGTAACGATGTTCGGCTCATTAAGCGCGTTGCCGACAAAGAGATCCATCAGGCGATACTCACGAAGGCCGAGGAGTTCTGGCGTCGAGTCGACGCAAACGATCCGCCGCCCATTGACTGGACCGTCGATGCGAAATTCGTGCAGTCGCTTTACTCGAAGGCAAGAGAGGGGACGCTTGATGCGCGCGAAGATAAGGACATTGCCGCGCTCATCGAAGAATACAAGCACGCCTCATCCAATGAGAAAATGTGGACGACTTGCAAGGACGCCGTGAAGGCTAAGATTCTCATGCGGATTGGAGAGGTTTCCAAGGTCGAAGGGAACGACTGGTCCATTACGTGTGGCATGTCGAAGGCCTCCGTTATCGAGGCACACACAAGAGATCCTTATAGAATGTTCAGAGTTAACTTTAAGAAAGGAAATGTAAAATGACCGAGCAAGCACTTAAAAAAGCAGCGCCAGATCAGATGCAGATGTTGAGATCAGCTCTCGATAAGATGGGTCCTCAGTTTAAGATGGCCTTACCGGCTCACATCTCTGTCGAGAAATTCCAGCGCGTCGTTATTACTGCAGTGCAGACAAACCCAAAGTTGGCTACGTGCGATCGCGGCTCTTTCTGGGCAGCGTGCATGAAGGCCGCGCAAGATGGCTTGCTGCCAGATGGCAGAGAGTGCGCGATTGTTCCGTTTAAGAACAGCACAACCGGGATAGTTGAGGCCCAGTATTTGCAGATGATCGCTGGCGTGTTGAAGAAAGTAAGAAATTCCGGGGAACTTTCGTCGATCTCTCCTCACGTTGTCTATGAGAAGGACGAGTTCAAGCACTGGGTAGACGAAAACGGTGAGCACTTTAAGCACGTCCCGTGCCTGGAAGATGACCCTGGCCAACCTCGCTTTGTGTACTGCATGGCTCGGCTCAAAGATGGCTCTGTTTATTTCGAGAGGATGTCAAAGGCTGAAATTGAGGCCGTACGCTCGCAGTCAAAAGCTCAAAATTCTCTCAAGTGGACGAAGTTCTGGGGGGAAGGAGCGAAGGTATCCGTGACAAAGCGGCTCGCTAAGCGCCTGCCGTCATCAACGGACATCGATTCGGACTTCTTTAAGGACGACGGAGAGGATTTCGATAACGAGACTGTGGACGTGGCCAAAGAACCTGATAACGTGAAGCCGATTCAGAAAGAAGCAAAGGAGCAATCTCAACGCTTGAGAGACGCCGTGCTTACAGTTCCGATGGAGGAACCTCCAATCCCTGCCGCCACGCATGAACGCGAGCCGGGAGACGATTCAGAATCTGAAGGCGCTGTATAGTGGCTATCGATCCGATCACAGCGACAACCGAACTTCTCAGAAGCCTAGCCGATGCCGTGTCTGCATGGATTACGGTTTACGGCGACCCTGAAAAACGAAGGTTAAGAGAGATCAGAAAACTCAACGAGTCGATCGAAAAGAAAAAGGCGAAGATTGAGTCTCTGCTTAGCGAGGAGAAGAAATGAAACGCTGCACAGTTATTTTGATTCTTGCAACGGCATGCACGCGTGGCGTTCCATCGGATTACAAAACATGCGAGGAGCGACTGTCTGCGTGCGAGGTGAAGATTGACGCCCTCAAGCATGCTGTCGTTGACTACATGGCCAACGTCGAAGAACTGCAAAAGGAGTGCCGATGATCCCAGTAGGAAGCAAACCGGAGAATGACCTAAGCGATTTCGAGCGTGTATTCATGGCCTCCGCGAAGGAGATCCTCTGGTTGAGAACGAGACACATAAAGCCAGAAACGAAACTTTGGCTCGAAGACGTTTACCACTCTCTCATTGGATGCGAGGTTGAGAAGAAACCGCTGTGGTTGCTTTTCCCAACGCAGGTCACAACGGTATCTCAATACAAGATCTATCTCGCACGCAACTTCATTTCGTGGAAACCAGACGCAATGCAGCGGTGCTTATGCCACGAAGCAGCGCACTTGGCTCAGCGAAGAACAATCAAGAGCGACAGATCATTCACGTTTCATTACCTGACGAGTAGCGATTTCAGGATCAATTCCGAAATCGAAGCAGAGTGCTGGAAACTTCGACACATGAAGATCGTAGCGCCAAACAGCCAGCCTAACATAAGTCAGTTAGCGAAGGACCTAATCAACGATCACCTTGTTTCATCTTCCTATTACGTCACAGTGTTTGATCGACTGAGCGATGAATGGGCGAAGACAATATGAGGATAACCGTACAGGAATTGGAAGACATGAAGCGCAAAGAGCCGCTGCATAAGACTATGGAACTCCACGCCACTCGTGGTCTGCCGCAAAAGAGAACGCACGAGTTTAATAAATACATCGTGCATGAAGTGACCGATTGGAATGGAAATAAAATTTACGACAAACATGTGAGGCATGAAAAATGAAACTAAAAATATCGTTTGACCTTGATGCTCCAGAAGTTTTCTCAGAAGGGTTTGACTGGCTTGCGTGGTTTCGCGTTGCGACAGGGATACTCCTTGGGAGTGTCAGCGAAGGTGTCGCAGAAGATTTCGCAATTTCTAATTTTCATGTTGAACAACAAACAGTGAGGGGAATGGAAGGGCATAATGGGTGAAGGGGCTCCAAGAAGACCGATTGTCAAGGCTTCGATAACGACGAGTGCATTGCCGAGCGGTGCGGCCACTGAAGCAAAGCAGGACACTGGAAACACGAGTCTATCTTCTATTGACGGAAAGACTCCATCGCTTTCTTCAGGGAGGGTTCCTGTTGAATCATCGCAACAGGGAACGTGGACGGTGCAGCCAGGGAATACGGCGAATACATCTCCATGGCTCGCTTCCATCCACGATGGGACAACCAAGGCTACCGTAAGAGATCTTGGATCTAACGACGCTTTGAACGTGGCACTGGTAGATGGAAGTGGAAACCAAGTGACTTCATTCGGCGGCGGAACCCAATACACGGAAGGAGATGTAGACTCCACCATAACCGGAACCGCCATGCTCATGGAGACTGGTGGCGATACTCTTGTGCCGGTTCAAGGGACACTTTCCGGTGGCATGTTGGTGGATTTAGGTCCCAATAATGACGTTGCGGTATCCTCCAGCGCTCTCCCAACTGGCGCAGCGACGGCGGCCCTGCAAACGCAGCCCGGCGTTGATATTGGGGACGTTACAGTCAACAACGCTTCCGGCGCTTCGGCGGTAAACATCCAAGACGGCGGCAACTCGATAACAGTCGACGGAACAGTTTCAGCGACGCAATCCGGTTCGTGGTCTAGCACTGTGACTCAATCGACTGCCTCTAGTTTAAACGCGCAAGTCGTTGGCAATGTCGCTTCTTTTTCTGCGGATTCAGGAAACCCAGTGTTAGTAGCAGGACATTTCTATTCTGGTGCCATTCCAGCGCCAACGGACGGGGATCGGGTAAGTTTAAGGGTGGATTCATCGAGCCGTTTATTTACAACAGCGGCCCAATCCGGAACTTGGAATATCACCAATATTTCTGGGACCGTCAGCCTTCCAACTGGTGCTGCAACGGAGGCAACTTTAAACGATTTGACCGTTACGCCAGCAACGGCGACCGGATCGGAGGAAGGGGAAGTGAGTCGCCTCAAGAAAGCCCTGGCGTTGCGAGAACGTGGCGAGGTGCTCTCCGACGTTGAGCAAGAGATCCTGGCGCTGCATGACAAGTTGCAGATCGCGGTGGAGGCGTTAAAAAAATGCCGCGACTTGCCTATGCCATTATTTATAGATGGAGTAAATATAAGTGCGGCAGCCCTCGAAAAGATTCGGGGGAAGGCGTGAAGCGCAGGAAGGGGAAGAGATGAGTGAGAAACTTCGAGAGGAGATGGCGATAGTTTGGGAGCAAGGTTATCAGTCCGGCAGAAGGGAAGCCCTTGAAACTCTCGGTATCACCCCCGACCAGCTCCGCATAGCGCGGGCGCTGGATAGGGAGAAGATTAGCTTGATCAGAGAAGGATTGACGCACCTTTATTTACCAGGGCTTTACCGACCTACTATGGATGAGTTCGAGGCGTTGCTTGCATTGCTCCCCACCTTCGACGAGGAGAAAGCGAATGAAAATGCTGTATCGTAAAAAGCCCGTTGTGATTGAGGCCCTGCGACTCACCAGAGAGAAAGAGCAGGCAGAAAAAGTCCGCGCTTGGTGTGGCGGACAACCAGTTTTTGATGGCATAGAAATAAAAACCCTCGAAGGTACACATCTGGCGCGCTTTGGAGATTGGATTATTCGCGGCGTTAAAGGCGAGTTTTATCCTTGCAAGCCCGACATCTTTGAGGCGACCTATGAGCCAGTTGAGGACCCCGCCAATGCCCAAGGGTAACATTGTGCTGACGAGGGAGGAGGCGATGACCGTTCTCGATGGTTTCAATTCCGACTGTCGAGGTAGCGTTGGCTATGATCTCTTGCTCACGAAACTCCAAGCCGCCGCTGAGGAAACGCCATGCCCGGACTGTTGGGGTAACGGATTTATAAATGGCGGACGTTTTGGCCCCCTTCATCAATGCCCCTCCTGCTCCGGCACAGGGAAGGCCAAGCCATGACACGCTGCACGCTGCCGACTGTTAACGATATTTCTACCGGGGAAGTTCGCGGATCTGGACTTGATCGCGTCATGGAAGAAGCGCTGGCGGAGAGGATTATTGCGTGGCTAGAGCAATGCGAATGCAAGGCAATCCATCCGATGCCGATATGTTTCGATATGAAAGAAGCCAGCGCGATCTTGGAGGAAATGACGAAATGAGCGCAATTTGCTCAATGCAATGGATCGACTACTTGACTCTGCTTTGCATCCTCGCGCCTGGAACCGAAGAAACTTGGGGGCAACTTTGCTGTATGGCCGAGCAATTACAGGCACAGCGCCAGCTGGAGGAAATGACGCGTGAGCAATAGCGAACACGAGAAAAAGCCGCTGCCGTGGCTATGCGTTGGGCCTGGGGATGAATTGGAACACGCTCTTGTCCCGATAGCCGAGGCGCGGGAGCTGTATGGTTTATTGAGCAGTTTCGAACGAATAGAGGAGGATCTTGAGATAGCCATAGAGCGTTATTCTGTGGCTGAGAAACGCCTCGCCAAGGAAGCGACCACCGTCGCGTCGCTGCAAGCCAAACTTGCAGCATTCGAAGAAGCGGCGCGGATGCTGTTAGCCCTCGACCAAAGGCATTTCGATATCGGGAAAGAACCGTTGATACTTAGACCGTCTTGCGAGCCACACTTAAAGGCTAGGTGGTTCGGAGTGCTGCATGATTTGGAAGCCCTGCTCGCGGAGAAGGAGGGGAAATGAGTGCAGAAGAGTTACTACCGTACGAAATTGAACATGGGTGTACTTGGATGTGCGGCTTTTGTTGTAAAGGTAGGACCGAGGCGGATAGGTGCGGGCACCCTCATGGAATATGCAAATCGTGTGCACAAGCCGATTGGGAGGAAACAATCACCGGCCTTGAGATTGAATGCGATCGCCTGCGCGACCTCCTCTACCGCCTGGTCATCAAGAAAGACGGCACGGCGCGGCAGGAAGCCGAGGCCATGTTTAAGGAGGAAAAGAAAAAATGAGCGAGTTTTTTAATTACGCAATAGGGGGAGTTTGCGCCGGGGTTTCGATCTTTGCTCTTTCTCTCTTCGCCGTTGTAGTTATTTCTGCATGGGAAAACCACAAAGAAAGGGCGAAAGTTGTCGATGAATTGGTTAGGAAAAGGAGGGAAAAGAAGAAATGAGCGAAGTTAAGGCGGCGCAAGAGGAATGGCTTCCTATTCCAGGATATGGTGGAGATTATGAGGTTTCCAGTTTAGGAAACATTCGCTCTTGGAAACGTCGAGGATACAACGGATCGGCAGGATGCAAAAAACGATCGAAAAGCCCAATCAAAATAAAGCTTCTTACGACTATGCACGGGTATCTCTATGTTAACTTGAGAAACGTATCGACGAGAAAAATTGCGAAGGTTCATAGGCTAGTATTAGAAGCTTTCAAGCCGTCGTCCGATAATTCGCGATGGATGGCCAATCACATAGACGGAAACAAAAAGAATAACAGGGTTGAAAACCTCGAATGGGTAACGCCATCTGAAAACATTCTCCATGCAAGGGAAAAGATAGGCAGAGGCCCTATTAAGCTTACAAAGGAAAAAGTTTTGGAAATGAGAAGGCTTTATCAATCTGGTGGAATCACACAAAAAGAAATAAGCGTTCGTTTTGGAATTTGCTGGAACAATGCAAAAAAGATTCTCAGAGGGGAATATTGGGCATGGGTAAAATAATCTATCCCTTCACCCCGCGCCTGAGCGATTGGGATATTTAATTTGCCATTACGAACAAAACGATTTATTAAGACCGACAACAAACTAACGAATTAAGGAAACGAAAAATGAAAATCATCGAAGCATTGAAACAGATCAAGGACTTGCAGAAAAAGGCGGAAGATCTCCGTAGAAAAGTGCAGCAGCACTCCGCGCACGTTAACTTCGAGACGCCGGTTTATACCGACCAAAAGGCTCAAGTGAGCCAGTGGATTCAGGCGCACTCTGATCTATTGAAGGAAATCCTAAAACTTCGCGTATCCATCCAGAAGACGAACATCAACGTGCAGGTGCCAATCGAGATCGCCGGGAATACCGTAACAAAGTCGATCGCGGAATGGATTCACCGACGCAGAGACTTGGCAAATCTTGAGCGGGATATGTGGAAGCAACTTACCGACAAGAATATCAAGGAAGGCCATGCCCAGAATTCCATGGGGCAGATGATGGAAGTTAAGATCGTTCGCTGCTACGACCCAAAAGAACGCGATGCGAAGATTGGGATGTACGACAGCGAGCCAACCATGATCGACGCAAAGCTTGAAATCGTGAACGCTACGACGGATTTGGTTCAGTAATAAAAATCGGACGTGCAGAGATAAAAACAGGAAAAAAGGAAAGCGCCGCCCAGGCGATATTGGGCAAACACCTGCGTATGGTGCTTTGGACTAGCTCAGTTGGTTAGAGCATAGGACCTGAAATCCTAGTGTCGCCGGTTCGACCCCGGCGTCCAAACTAGGTTTCTAAACCGTGGCCCAGGTTACGGCTGAAACCCCCAGATAAAGGCTAAAGATTCAAGTTTCCAGGTAGCAAGTTTCAGATGAATCAAGGGCTGAAGGGGTATGGTAGCAAGGACGGAACCCGAAGGAAAACGGAGGGAACGTCCCGAGACAAGTTTCGTTTCTTCCTTTACAACCTGAACTTCTCGGGCTTCCTGCCCGGGCCGATTTTACCCCACCACCAGTCCCCTGACGTAGTGGCCGCGCGACGACGTGCTGAGAATCTCTCGGCGCTGCTTCTCTCCTGGGATGGCGAGGCCGATGTGAGTCCATCGGTTGAACTCTAAAATTAGTTGATCGAATTCGATCTCGCTCTCAGCGATCTTCTTGCAAACGTCGTATGGAGTTCCGAAGGCCGGGCAGATAAAGTCATCGGCAAGGCCGAGCATGTGCCGCGAGTTTCGAGAACCGCCAATCGCCGCGTTGAGATCCGGGCACCGATATCCACTAAGAGACAGCATCGGATGACCGAGCAAGGAACGCACGCGTTCTAGCGTCACGCAGGTTATTTTTAGGTTTTCAATGATCTCTTCGCTCGGCATGTTGTCAACCCACCGAACCTGCGTAGCAACTAACTCTTCGAGCGTGAAATGAGTCGAGAGGTTCATTGCACCTTAGCAACGGCGTGCCGCAAAAACACGATGCTGAATCCGCTCATCACCATGTTAAGGGCTTCCGTGTTAAGTCCGGTGCCGTCGGAAAATCCCTTCAGGATTAAACCGATTCCAGAAATAACCATTGCTGCTCCAGCCAAATAAGTTTTCTTTCCGTCCATGTTAAGCTCCTTCTCTCATAATAATTAAGGCCCATCGAGGCGGGGTTTCGCCGCCCAAGGCCGCGTTGGAAATGCTCGCCGCAGCGCCACCGCCGCTAGCAGAATAGTAATACTGGAACTGATGCACATGGGAGATGCTTGTTACTGAGAACCTTCCGACTGCAATGATGTATCCGTCAGGATCATCGATGCGAGGATTGAAGACGGCTGGCGTAGTGCCGGAACTTGTGTTCCGTGCGCGGAACATGATCGCCTGGGCGTTCCCTGAGCAAGAGATGTTCTCGATGATATAAATTGCCGTGTACTTGCCGGTAAATGCAGGCGTTAGATTGTCTCCGCTTCTCGACCACGCAGTACCTGAAGAAATATCAGCAGAGCCAAGGAGAGGGATCGTTGACCATGATCCGACCGTGAGACTTGTCGATCCGGCCGTGCTGCTGCCAAGGAAAACAGAATAGGAAATGTTCTGCCCGGCCGCCTGCGAGTCAGCCCAAGACGGAACGCCTCCAGCAAGGGTTAGGACCTGGCCGTTCGTCCCAACTCCAAGGCGCGCTGGAGTGTTTGCTCCGCTCGCGTAAATAATATCGCCCGTAGTCGTAACGAGTGACTTTGCGATCTTCGCGTCGAGCTGAGTCTGGATGCTCGATGACGCATCAAGGTAGCCTAACGTGGTCGTGCTAACCGAAGATGCCTCTACCTCTCCGGTTGACCCAATCTGGGCTACTTTGTTTGCGGTAAGGGCCTCCATCTTGGAGAACTCGATCCCAGCAGCAGCGTTAATAAGCGCGTTCGAGATGCTGTCGTTCGGGATCTTTAGACCGGACGATGACGAAGAAAGAGAGGCTCCGTCGTGCTTAATTGAAAACGACACCCCTGATTTTTGAAGTCCATTGCCAGCGGTTCCAACCTGGCCAAACGGATGGTAAACAAAAGTGACGTCAGTAACGCCAAAAGTTCCACCGGCAACATTATTGTTGCTCCAACTTGTTGCTGCGTTTGTTGACCCGGCAGTAACCGAAACGACGATGCCAACCAGTTCATCGTCCCAACTATCCGCGTCAGTCGCGCGCGTTGGGGCCCCAGAGGCCTCGACGATGTAAATGCCGTTCTCCGTCGCTGTCGTTTGGTTCTTTACGAGGATTCGATCGCCAGTTGCCAGCGTGACGCCATCAACGCTTGAACCATTATCGAAAGCGCTTGCAAGAGTTCCGTTCGTTGTAGTGGCCACTCTTACTGCCGTGGATTCGTGCAGGTTTCCTGCTGCCTGCGAATCAACGTATTGCTTTGTCGCTGCATCTAGGGATGAAACTGGGTCGCTGAAAAGCGTTAGGATGCCTCCCATCGAATCGCCAGCGAGATTCACCTTGTCATCCAACTGGTCCTGAATGCTGCTCGAAACTCCGTCAAGATATCCAGCCTCTGTGTCAGAAACCGCTGAATGGGTTGGAATTCCGTTTGAATCTGAAACCAACAGGCGATTTGCGGTTATCGCTCCAGCCTCGTCTATAACACCTGCACCGCCAGAAGCGACCAAACGATAGTTTGAAAGCGTCTCAAGTTTTGAGAGATCGATACCGGCGCTTCCTGATACGTGCGTGTTATCAAGGCTCCCAGCCTTAACGTCTGCTGACAGGGTATTCGATGCCAAGGTCAGATCAATCGTGCTCGTGTCAGAGACAGCGTTAAGGCTCGCTCCAGATGGAATCCCCAGCGTGAAGCCGTCTCCGTTCGCGTTGACGATGATCGCGGCACCAGCATTGTCAGCTATATCGGACGGAAGCGACGGATCGAAATCATCCGTGGAAATTCCTTCCGGCAAGGCGATCGACTTATCGACCTGAACTTGGATCTGCTGCGAGATACGGGTCGCTTTGTCGAAGGCCTTCTCAATATCGACAGGGTAGTAATCCTGCTGATTCTTGATGGAGGTCTCCTGCGTTATAGTCTCCTCGTTGTGAATCGCGATCCTGTAGCCTGAAGCGAGAGCCCCGGCTACGAGAGTCACCTCCCCCACGCCCTCGTTCCCCTCAAGGAAGGACACGGTGAAATCGTCCATCAGATCCAGCTCGGTTTGAACACCATCGGTATCCGTGGTGAAAACCCTTACGTTGTTTTGATTTGATACGTAAAACCCGAAGGAGAAAACGGAAGCTGATCCGTTCCCCGTGTAGTATGCTGGCGCGTAGGCTTCCTGTGTCATTCTTAGTTACCTCCCCATGAGCAATCCGCGAACGTAATCCGCGTCGTTTTTTGGTCTAGTTTTTCCTTCGCTAACCTTTGTCGCGTACACGAAGGGCCTCGCTGCTGCGGCAGCAGGGAGCGCTGTGAACGTTTCTACCACCGAAGCCGCCGATCTAAAAGCCTCGGCATCACTGCCCTCCCCTTCGATGGCTTTGTAAATCTTCGCAGGGGCCTTGATAATATCCTGCGCTGCAGAGAGCCCAGGAGACACAACAATGTCATCATCCTTTGGCGTCTTGGTTAAATAGGTGTTCCACGCCGCTCTAAGGTAAGGGCCAGCGAGAGGCACGGAAGAGAAGAGTTGCTTTCCTGGGGCGAGAAAAAGGTACGAAAGGATATCGTCTAAATAAGCGCCGTCATCATCCTGATCGAACCTCCCGTTCCATGCCTGCTGAATTGCCTCAGAGACGCTCGACGTGAACCAGTAGGAAAGAGCCAGTTGCTGAGCGAGCGGCGCTAGAGCCTGCTTAACCCCGACCATCGCAGCATTGTCCTTTGCCGTAGAGACCTGCGTGCCGATCCAGTTGAATCGCGTAGTCCAGAAATTCGTGAACATCGTCAGGAACTTCCATGCTGGGGTCCCAATCTGAAATCTCGCCAGGGACTCAGGAGTCGATTGACCGTGAATGATTCGCACGTCCGACTCGGCGATGCGAATGGCGTCGGCCTCTGATTTCGCAAGTCCTTCGGCGATGGCCTGATTTTTAGCGGCAATATAGGTGATGATGTCCATGGTATTTTGCCCGAACTTTTGCAGAACATAGGCGTGATTTGAGTAAAACTCCTGCGCCTTCTGCAGTTTCGACGATCCAATAAGGATCTCATTCGTTCCGACGAGGAGATCCCTTATCTGATGTTTTAGCCGAAAATCCATCATCTTGGATTCAGAAGAAATTGTATCTGCAAGCGTTTCATGGTTCTTCAGGAACTCACCCATGGCGTCTCGAACATACTTGCGATCGATCCGAGCGAAAACTGATGCGAAGTCGGTCACGTTCTGAGTGGCGCTGTTAAAGTTTATGAACATGGCCTTCTGCGCATAGGCATTTCTTACAAACGTAAACGCCCGATCTGCGTACTTCGACCACCCAGCGTGCGTAACCTGCTGTTTGGAAGCAGCATCGAGCCACGGAAGAAGCATTTCCGGTATGGCCTTGTTGTCGATCGAGTTTAGGCGACTTTGCACTTCTGGCCTTCGCAGCAATCGTCCGAAGTCGGTCACTGGCTCTTTCATGTAAGAGAACCGCAAAACGTCGTCGATGTGCGCCCTGATTAGGCCAAGATCGAAACTTAGTGGTGCGTGGAAATCTGCGATACGTGACTTCGTAAACCCGTCGTTAGGCGATGGGAATATGCGTGAATCGTAGCGATCTAGGTTTTCAATCTCGCGAACAGTTAGTGTTCTTGTGAAAGCGTATCTGTCAGTTTTAGCCGGATAGTATCCGCCGGAAAACTCACGTCCTGTGGGAGTAACGAATGGATTGGAAGACACTTCCTCGAAGTATGTTCCCCGAACGGCCTTATGAGCCTTTTGCGCCTCTGGTTTTAGGCCATCAAAAATATCCCAGATCGCTTGAGCGAACTCATAGTGCCTGTCGGTGATGATGCCCTTCTCGTACATCTTCTTTTCAAAGGCGTTCCATCGCGACAGGTCCACTGTTCCGGTCTGCGGATCGTAGGTGGCCCAGCCTCTACCTACAAGGTTCTTTACGAAGTTCCCCTCGTTGCCTCTATGCAACAAGAATCCCATGAGCGTGCGCGTTGAGGAGAACGTGTACGGGACTCCGTTAACGTCCGTCAGGTCTTCAGCGACGATTTTCTCTTCCCTGAAAAGATCCTGATACTTCTTAGCGACCTCATTAACGTCGCGGATTACTTCCTCGCGACGACCACGGAATCGATCGCCAGCCTGAATGATCTGGTGGACGAGTTTCTTAAAGAAACCGTCCTTAGCCATCTTGTCGAACGCATCGGCCCAGTGTTCAACAATTCTGACTCTGGCCTTGGTGGAATTTATGAAGTCATTTTTGAACGCGTCCAATTTGTTCGCGTCTCGGTTCACTCCGGGGACGCCGCCCTTACCGCTCGGCAGAGCGCGATCAAGTCCTGGAATCATCTGGCGCTCGACGTCTTCCATCTTGAGGCGCTGGTCTTCCATCTTAAATTCGTGATGACGACGTGCCTGATCGAGCAGCGCCTGGACTGCCTTGGCGGCGCTTGAAAATTCGTAGAACGTAGGATTACGAACGTCCGTTACGTTCGATAGAGCTGACTCTGCAAGATCACGCATGAAGTGGTAGGTGTCTGGATCGTATTCCTTCAGGGCCCCGAGGTAGGCATCTAGCCCCTTTTCAGGCTTCGGACCGTAGCCCATTTCCGAAAGAATCGTCTTAGCGGCGTTCACAAGATCGACGTCCATCGACTTCGCGACAGTCTCATCGGAGCGGCGGAACAATTCCCTAAAACGCTTCTCGGTTTTGGAAACGTACTCCTTCGCGTCGTTAGCTGCGCGGTACGCCTCGTGATTCAGGAGTTCGATACGTTTGGCGTTCCAGGCCCCATCCAGGTCGCCTGCCGTAAGCAATTTCCCTGCCTCAGCCCTAGAGCGTCTCTCGGCAAGGTAGAATTGATACGGGGAGATCTCGCGAATCGAGGTATCGCCTACGATTTTAGCAGCCTGGTTCTTAACCGCTCTCTCCGGCGGAACAGCGCGGATCGTCTTATTGATGACCTTTTTCATGGTTGGGAAGTCGTGCTCAAGCATGAACTTGAGTTTTTCCCGCAAAGCCTGAGCCGCCTTATCGTTGTGCATGGCCTTTACGGCCTCGTCGTGGAGAGTCCCGTCAGTTACCGGATCTGGAAATCTCTCGTTAACACGTATTTCCGAGACAGCCTTCGCGACCTTTTTCGGATCGCGAGTGTTAAGAAGTTGGAAAATGAGGTCATCTCCGCTCTCAAACCCAAGGATTCCGGCTGCTGTATCAGGATGCAGCCCGCCTTCCTCAAGGATGCCCTTAGGAAGGCCTTTAACCGTCTCCTTGTCGTAGAAGGCCTCGACAGCCTCTTTGCTCAACTTAAACTTACCTACGCCGTCCGGTAGCGATTTCCCCTCGGGGATTTTCCCATCCTGCAGCAAGGCCCTTGCCTGGTACTCTGGCCTCTCGGCAATATCCTTCATCGCCTGCGCTTCGATCTCCGCGCCTACTTCTTTCATCTTCTTGGCGCGCTCCCGCTCGAACTTCCGCATCACTTCGGAGCGGAGATCCCGTTCCCACTTCGCGTCAGCGTCTGCTTCAAGGGTTATCAGCTTCTCGTAGTCCTTGCCTGAAAGGCCAAAATCTCCAGGGTTGGTAGTGAGCGGGTCAGGGCCCATTTCCGTGCGCGTGGACTGAATCGCCTCATCGCTCGCTATCAGGTGATCCATGAAGTCCCTGACCTCTGGGTTTAACTCCACGTCGAGCCTTCTGATGTTCTTGTAAACCTGGACCATCCAGTCCTTAAACTTTTCGAACACCGTCCGCAGTTCTTTGGTTGGCGCGACACCTTCCGCCAGGTATTTCTCCCATCCGCGCGCCCACTGTTCTTGGCGCTCTTTAACGGCCTTATCGTGGGCCTCGTTTCCGTTCGGCGTGAGATCATCCCAAGACTTAGCATCGAGCCATTTAAGAACGTCGTCAGTTCCTTTTAGGAAACGCTTCTGGACTTCGGTAAGCGATGCTGGGTCCATGGCCCCTAACGTTGCGACGTCCTCGCGAATCCAGCGCATGTAAGTGTGACCAAGTTCGTGCTGCCAGCTTGAGGCGTTTTGCTTAGCGAGAAGATCGATGTAGGTAGCGTCCTTGCCGAACACCACGCGTGCGAGATGTTCCTTCTGCTTGGACTGGTAGTATTTTTCAATGACGGAAATAAGTTTGTCATCGAATACGACAAAATGTTTGCCGCCGGTTTTTTCATGCTCGACGAGCCCAGCGACGCCCCTTTCGGCCAAGAATTTTGAGGCTGCTTCTCTGCTGCCAAGTTTGTCAGCGAGCGCCTGATAGGCTTCCTGCCCTGAAAAATTTTTGTCAGAAACGCCGAGCGCTTTCTGAATTTCTGCGGACTGCTCGGAGAGTGGCTTCTTGACATCAATGAAGTGAGAGTCTTCAGGAATTTCAACACGGAATACCTGTCCAAGACTTTTATGCTCTCCGTTTACGACAATCTCCTCACCGAGGATCGTCTTATACATTTCGGCAACATCGCGAACGCTGTGGAACTCAAGTCCCCAGCCCATAACGTTTTCCCCAAGCCCAGAGCCAACCTTGTTTATGTCAAACTTTTCAAAGTTAGCCCCCGTCCCATGAAATGCTGACTGGTTGTATGACTCAGCAGATTTTATAATCGCTTCGAGCACCTGATCGTTGCTCATGTTCTTGTAGTCGATTCCACGTCGATCAAGTTCGTTCTTAAGCTCGGCGAGCGCGTTTCTCTCGGCCTCAACTTTCGGGTTTAGATTTTTCGCTGAGTACGTGTTCTTGCCGCGCGTTTCATTGTTTAACGCATCGAGAAGCGCGTTGACGCTGCGCTCTTTCAGGTACCCTGACTCGTGGGCAATCTCGGCCGCAGTATCGAGTGACATCCCCTTCCTGGTTAGGAGGCCCTTAACTGGATCGAAAACACGAACGTCTACACGTTCAAGCGATCTCGCAATGCCACCTTTCTTGACGAGGAAATTCGTTAGGTTCTGCCCATACGCCTTATGCTCGTCCGGAACTCTGTCCTCCCTCAGCCGATCAAGAGCCTTACCCATCGCTACTTCTGGAGATAACGCCTTAGCAATCCCGGCTTTCGTTCTTTCTATGAAACCGCGCTTTGTCTCAATGCGGGAGATCTTTATCGCCTCTGGAATTGACAATCCACGCCGTTCTGCGCGCTGCTTTACGGCTTCCTCGTAAATCTTTGAGCTTGTCTGGGCTTCAGAATAAGGTCGGCCGGAAATGTATTGCTCCCTGCGTACGCGGGCGACTTCATTCTTGAGGATCTCCAGATCTGAAGCGGTCGGAGGCTGTACGGTATTTTCCGCCCTGGCCCTTTCGACGATGCCGTTCATCTGATCGGGAACAGTCTTGATGTGTTCGGCAGCCTCCATGAGCGTCATGCCGTCAGGCTTTGCCCGTGTAACGGCCCGCAACGACTCTGCGTTCGGATCGCCGATGATCTTAACGATGTAATCCTCGTAAGGAATCTTCACCATTCCGTTCGTTTCTTTCGCTTTGACGTATTCCTTGCGAACTTCTGGTGAGATGCTCTCGGCGTACTGATTCGGATTCGTGTCGCGTGTCTGCGCGTAGTTTTCAAAATCTTTCACGTCGATGAAGAAATGCTCCGGAGTTCCAGTGCCGTTATTCGCTGTCGTAAGAATTTCGTGGACGGATGCAGGGCTTTCTTTGAAGACCTTTGACTTCTCAAGATTCGCTGCCTGAATTTCGAGGTTCTTGGCGTTGTAGATCGCTTCTTTCGCTTCGTTCGTTTTCATCGCGACATCGACGAGTTCGTTGAAGCGCTGTGAATCGTGCGGAACGCCAGATGGTGCATGAAGTATTTTGAGGGACTCCCAAGGAACGATGGTTGGAAGTATGTCTAGAAAATCACTGAACGCGCTATCAGGAGTGATTTTTTGGCCACTCGCAACTTTTTCTACTTGGGTTCCAGTTGTCATTGCGAGAGTACCATGGATCACGTCCTCGGCTATGGCGCTTCCTTTCTGCTTGAAGGTTGCCCCAGCGGCAAGCTTTCCCCATGCGTTTCCAAGGAAAGCCATGGGGATTGTCCTGACGCCTGATTTAAGCGCTCCATGGATCGCTGCAGAACTGCGGATCTCATCCATTGCCTGCGCGTTATTGAAAAGATCCGCGAGTTGCTTTGGATCACGCGAGTCAACGCCGCGCTTTGAAAGTTCCTCTTTCATGGAATCGGCAATGCCCTGTGGCATGTTACCTACGAAAAATCCTGCGAGCGTTCCTCCAACTGGGAGTAATTCGGTTCCTAACCCTGCGGCCACGAGTGGAAGGGCCATCGACTGCAGCCCACGAACACCCTTTTGGATCACCGTCGGAGCATGCAGTTCCATCTGCCCAACCATCTCAAGCATCTCAGCAGTTGTTATCCCAGCGCCAAGCCCCATGGTTCCAAACATCTTCGCAAGGCCAGCAATGCTCGGGCTTTCCGGCTGAGATCCATGAAGGGGATTCGTCATCATCTCGAACCCGGCCTTTAGTCTCGCTTGAGCCTCTCCGTGCGCCTTCTCATATTCCTTCGCAGCCTTCGGCATGTAGGAATTTAGGAGTTCGGCGCGCTGTTCGTTCTGAGAGATCTGCTGCGCCGCTTCGTTTGGATCAACGTTCCCGTTCGCCACGCCTAGATAAAGCATGGTGTTCAGGTTGTCGTTCCACCCCTGACGCAGCGGCAGGCCGAGGAACCCGTATGGGCTTTTCGATTGTATTTCTCTGTGTGAATCGAGGCCCGCTTCGATGTCTTGGAGATTGTTCCAGTCGCCGGAGGCAAGCGAAGCCTTCCCGGGATCGGACGAGAAGGCCTTGAGACCAAGACCGGCATCGGAGAATTCGTTTACATTCTTCGCCTCGGCCTTCTCGTATAGATCTCTATTGTTCGCCACGTAACGAGTTGGAACGCTGTATTTACGCGCTAGATCAACTACCCTTGGCAGGTCCTTGTCAGGGAATTTTGTGGCAGTATAGGCAGTCGCGCTTTGCTGCGGAGACGGAGCCGCAACTTGTCCACCGGATAGCGCTTCATCGCTAAACTCGTTATCAGCAAACGCTCCTGATTTAGGGATTTCCACTCGACCTCAAATTCTGCAAGTGCAGATTCCATCTCCTGAGGATCTCGGCCTCTAAATCGTCCCCTGTTAAACGCATTCCTTTTGCGGATATAGCCGCCTTAATTTTTAGCAAAGAGGCAGGCGGAATGTTTCCGACATCCTTTACTGGTAAAACGTCCATTCCAACTTCGTATTTGTAAGACGGAATTTTTTTGTTCGGCAAAAACCAATGACCTGAATCGACCGATATTTTTGCAACCACGTCGTCAGCGATCTGCTGGTAATCAGGTTTCTTGCCGGACGCCTCAACTTCTTTCACTCGATCATACACTGCGGCGCGGAATTCATTGGCCATGTTATATTCGTCAGAGCCAGGCTTTGCCTTTGGATTTATTCCAAGCCCGTTAGAAATAGCCGAATCGATTGCCTCAGTTTTTATTTTTGCGCTGGTGATGTAAGGATCGCTACCGCCTGATTTCGAAACTACGCTTGCGGCAACCTCAAGCATGTGGTTCATTCGCGAAGCAGTAACGCGACCCTGATATTGCCCCCTGATGTCAGATCGTGCAAATTCAAGCGCGGTTCTCGGATCGCTAATCTTCCTTTCAAATTCCTGAACCGCGTCAGGATCGTCATAAACGTTTGGATTGATCCCATCCCAAATTTTCTTTTTTAACTCTGGAGTCATTTGCGCCTGCATGCTTGTGGGCAGGTGAGAAAAAGGATCTACGACCTCTGGCTCTCCCCAGCCACCTGAGGCAGGATCTTGCTGAATGCCCTGTGCGGCCAAGCCATCTTTTTGCTTCTGCAAAATAATTTTTTTGGCCGTATCGACGAAATTTTCCTCGGTCTGCTTTTTCGACGCATCAGCGTCTGCCCGCTTCTGGTGCAGGTATGCGCGCACTTTCTCATACTGTTCGGCATTCGTAATTTTCGCCAACGCCTTATCTTGCGCGGCGTAGTTACCTGGACTCTTCGATTCAATTTCTCTCGCCGTAGCCAAAGCCGCATCGTTGTCGTGGGCGACCTTAAATAACTTCTCGATGTGATCGATGTCCTTCGCTGTCATATTGTCTGGCGATAGGCCTTTAGCGACGCGCTCCTGGGCTGGATGTAAAACGTTATCCTCGTAGTTCTGTGCTGATGCAGAGTTTTCAAAGACGCCCAGATGCTTCCCGGTCTCTTTGGCGTGGGCAATGGCTTCGTCAGTGCTATGCCTTTCCCCATCCCAGAGCGTCGGAATTAAAACCTCAGTCCCTGGCTTCATGCCAAGTTCGCCGCCATCAACGCCAATCGTAACTGTGCTTGAAACCGTGCCATTTTCGTTCTGGACGCCTGGAAGTGATTTCCAATCGATCGTGCCCTTCTCGATCATCCCTGGGATATTTTTCCCGGTAAGCATGTCGAACTTCACGCGCGCGCCGCCTACGTCTTTGGCATCGATCTGAGCCTGCAGTACGTTGCGCCATGTAGCAGATCTTCGCTGCATAAGCATTTCGCTCATCTGCACCGGATCTAATTTCCTTCCGTAGGTCTTAAGCGCAGAGCCCTCTTGCAACTTCTGGTTATTCTCGACCCGTCCTGGCACGGTGAAATTCTTTGCCGAGTCGTCATCCAATGTCTCATATAGAGACTTGTCCGTAGCGACTTCGTATTTTTCAGTCTCTTGAAAAAAATGCCTGTTCAGCTGGCCGTTAAATTCTGACCCGCGATCGCGCGCGATCTTCATCATCATTTCGCGCTGTTGCGGGTTCTTAGCGCTAGACTCGATCATCTGATCGACAAATTCTTGGCGGGTCCTTGTGTAGTCTCCGATGTAATCGCCTTGAGTGACTCCAGCGCCCTGCACGCTAAACGCCCCGTCCTGTGGATCGTAGAGCATCTTATTCTCACTCTCGACGAGCCTTGCTGCAAAATCCTGCGTAGCGGTTATATCGGCGCGCTGCTTGATCTGCTCGAATCGTCTTTGGGCAATATCAGCCGTCTGCTGAAACGCCTGGTTAGAAGCCTCTGCGGCTCTCCCACCGCCAAATACATCAGGGGAGATGGAAGTGCTCACCCGCTCCTGCGGAAATCCGGCAGGCGCTACTTGGCGTTCATAGGTTGGTGCTACAGGCATTATCTTGGCCCCAATCCATAGTTAAGAAGCGTTCCGCCCACCTTTGCCCCAGCCGTGGCGATCGTCTGGCCCAACTGCGCTTTATACTGAGCGTCAGCGTACCCTTGGGCTGCCTCGTAGGAAATCGCCTGTGTTTTGAAACCGAAGGCTTCTCTCCATGCGTTATTTTCAACTTCGATGGCGTCAGCGCCAGCCAGTTGCGTCGTTTCGGCCTGCCTTCCGGCCGGAGTCCCGTAGTTCACGTCGACGCCCTGCGCTGCGTAGGCGGCGACTTGCTCGCCTCGTATTCTCGCGCCTCTCTGCCTATACTGCTCTGCATTCTTTTTCCCGCGCATAACTGCATCTTGCGCCGCTAGCAAGGAAAGCTTCTGATTAAACTGCAGCTGCTGTTTTTGGTAATCCCTGATCGACGATAGAGAAATCGCCTGCCACACCGCATTGCTCATGTCAGAGGCGGTAGAGGCGGACGTCGAGACAAGACTGCCGTAATTTTCAGCGAACCCGCTTACGCTCGGAGCCCAAGATCCTGCCCCAGAATAACTTGCTCCCATTCCTGCTGGCATTAGTCTTTACCTCCGGTTGCTATAGTTACGGCAGGAGCGATCGATACTACGGTCATTGGTAGAGGATCAATCTGCCGAAGAAAAACATTCCCGTCATCCGTCCAGTCGCGCTGGATGTCCTGCTGGATAACCCCCGTCCTCAAAGTTGGAGTCGTCCCATAGTCCTCGTTTGATCGCGGAATAAACTCATACAAATCCAGGCGCGCATTCCCACCTGACTGAGGCTCGTTGACTCCTACGAACCCTCCGCGAGATTTATCGACTCGAATCGACACGCCTGGAATCGATTTCTTTTTGTCAACCCAGGTCTCAGATCTCACGGTTTCAAGCGCCAAGGTTTGCAGGTCACACATGTAAGGAAGCCCAACATGGATAACACCGTAAAACCGCTCAAGGCTTATCGTTCCATCAGCGACCGTGACCACTGGATCATAAGAAGGATTATTTGGGCTTTTAACTACAGCCCCGTCGCCGAGAATAGACACATCTTTCCCTTCGATGTGCCACAGATTTCCTACTTCATCAACGGCATAGGCCCATTCTGAAAATTCAACTGAACGCATGGCCGATGGAATTGCGATATCCGCTTTACCCTTAACGGTCGCTCCGCTCACGTATTCTTGAATGTTGAACCTAATCGTTGAGTCTCCATAGATATGGATTTCGTTGCCAACATCGTCGGATGAAAAGTAAGAGACATCTGAGCAGGTTAGCGTCAGATACTCTCCCGCAGCCCATGTGGTTCCGCCGGTCACGATCATTGTTACCGTTTCGTCTGGATTTCTTCCGTCGTATGTGATCGCGCAATCCATGAAGATCATCTCTTTCTCGTCGGTAATTTGCCTTGTATTAAGCCTCTCAATGTACCGAACTTCGCGACCGTCAACCTCACGTTTCATCAAGAAATAGACGTAGTGCTGACCTTCCTCTGGAATCGCTACGACGTCCTCTGCAGTCGCCCCAGGGAACTCATGCTGCGTCCACGCGAAGATTTGTTGCGCCCTCAAGAATGTGAGCGAAAGCACCTTGCCATCGCTCCTGACTACCCAAACAACAGGATGCGGAGTTTTCTGGTAAGCCCACCGAACGATTTCATAATCGTCGAATAGGTGGTTTGCGAGAGCCGTCAGGTCTCCTGCTGAGTCGAGATTACCGAGTTGGTCGAATCCGAAATCGAAGATCTGCTTTTTGTTGGTCTGCACGTAGAGAATTCTATCGCCGACGCGCAGCGGTATAATTTCACACGTTCCGTTATATGACACCTGCTCTTGCGGAATGCTATCGGGTGTGATTACGCCTGAATCACGGGCTCCGATCGTGAACTCACCCTCTCTCGTTAAAACCGCCATGCCCTTCGCGTTAACGATATGGAAAACTGGATTTACCTTTTCGCCTGATATTCTGAAAGTAACGGCATCCGAATCTTTTCTGGGCGTCGCAATCGTGAAGTTCCTCGGCTGACCAATGCGGGAGCCTTCTATTTTTTCGTTGTCACTCGACGTGTTAGCGAACAGTCTGCGCTGACCGACCAAACCAGCTACGCTTGGATAATTCCCAGCAGTCGAGAATGGATTGCGATTGTCCGGCGGGGTGTCAGAAGAATCTGGAGGATCTCCGATATCCCTAAAAGTTACCGTTGTTCCAGAGACTAGGTTTGCGATATCTAGGAAGCTATATACGCCGTTGATGCGCCTGTAGACTCGGTAATATCGAGCCCCGTCAACCTTGTTCCATGTTATTGTATTCGGTCCGCTAGGAGTAGGCTCTGCGGTTCCTCCGGTGGCGGTAGAAGATTTCAGGCTCTCTTCGAATGTCTCGTCCTGCACAGCCGTAATTGCATAGGAAGCAAAAGAACCAGCAGGGCTTACAGACGCCCCGGTTGGTGCGCTGATCGTTGGCGCTATCGTTATGTCTGCAACGCTCCAGGAAGTCTCTGCGGATCGCTGGATCTCTCTCGGCTTCTGGGTGTTGACAGCCAACGTTAAAACATCGGCTGACTGCGCTGGATATATCGCCTGGACTTCATCGTCATCGTAGGTCGTAACGAGATCGTAAACCCTTCTGGCTTCCCCTCCAGAAACGTATGCACCGAAGGCCGTTGAATCGACTGGTGAGTTGTCCAAGTACCTGACTTCCACCGAGTTCGCCAAAACATTCGTCACTTTCCAGTTGCGTCCATTGAGTTCGGTTGTTCCGACGATTCCGGAGATCGTTATCTCATCTCCGATTGAATATCCGTTTCCAATAATCGCAACGACGGTTGTGGCCCCTAGCGTCACGCCTGTAATCGTTTTCGCCGCCTCAAGCACCTGCCCACCGAGCTTGCATAGGCGCATCGACAGATTGGAAAATTCCATCACATAGGTTTGATCTGAGCTGAATTCAAAAGGCAAAAGGCGCTCAGTTTCAAGTGAATTTTTTATCTCACAAACGAACTTCGTACCCGGTCTGTTTTCTGCAGCGCCGTCCCTACGGATGTAATAATTTCTCAGTAGCTTCGCTGCCGATGAAAACTTCTCCAGATCCGCTCTGCTATATAACGCTGGGCTGATCTCCCCAGTCGCGAAACTTCTCTGATGAAACGTCGTCACCTTTGGCGCGCCCTTTCAAAAATTGACTTCGGCTCTGGGTCAGGATTCCTCTCGTTCAGAGCGGTCTTCTTTGCCTCGCCAATATGGAAGTTGAAAAGAACAGCCATGTCCTGCCTGATCTTCGTGTAGTTATTAGCAACCAGCATAGGAGCAATGAAAAAAGCAAGTTTAGCAGCGAAGGCCATTACAAAATCGTCAGAGTACTTATCTGGATTTGTAACGTATTTCGTATAAGACATAACGGCAGGATTGATGATCGTGTAAATCAACCCCTGGTTGTCGTCGGCTCCAACTTCCCATGGAATTCTGGAATCGTTCGTCTCAACTCTATGGCCAACAATGAAAACTGTATCAGGAGGAAGCCCGCTCGGGCTCTCAAGGTCTTCAGTGCTGCCGACGATCCTGCGAACGAGTAAGCAGTCTGACGGGTAAACGAATGAGAAAGGCCAGTCATCGTTTGGACTTTCCTCCACCAACTCTAGTTCTCGGTATCGATGGGCGAATGGCCATTCAAACCCGCGAAGCGCGGCCCTCAGTGATCGCTCGTAATGCAACCTAACGGCACTGGCTGATGCCGAGTCCGTTGTGTCAATATCACCGATCTGCTTCGCAACTCCAAGGTTTGCTATAGCCAAATTAGCTATGTCCGTCTTGCTAGTGGGCATGGGAGTTCCCCTATGCGATACGTTTCTTGAAAATAGCAAAGATGTCGTAGGTTGAAGTCGAAGTCGCTCCGTTCGACGTAAGACGCACGTCCCCGGTAGAGCCAGTGCCTGAGTCTTTCAGTCCACCGCTTTCGTAAAGCCCTAGCCCCATCTCCGCGTGGCATCGAAAATCGAGATACCCAATTCCAGCTGGCAGAGCCACCATCGTTACATCGCTCGTGTGCTGCCACTTCAAAACAATGCTTGCGTACCCTTGAACGGCCCACCAAATTTGATCGAGATCCAACGCTGCTGGTTCGACGTTATTGAAGTCTGTTAACGTCGATTTATCGATCTTGGTTATGTCCGACTCTCCGCCACCGTCTGAAATCCCGGTCAGATGGATAGCGTAATGGGTTTTTGTTTGCGCTACGAGAGCGCTTGTAACTGTGTCAGCCATTATCGTGGCCTCCTTTTTCTTCGCAAAAGTGATGTGGTTTGATTTGAAAACGAAAGATTAGAAGATGTCGTGAACGACGATTCCGCCGTATAGTCAGAGTACTCGCCGTTAACCGCCGTCCTCATACGGTTATAGTAGGTTGTCGCTGGCAGTAAGCCAGTGAGCGATGCGCTCTGCACACCAAGATTAGGTGTCGCGACCTCTGAAAATCCAGAGCCGCTCGTCGTCGATTGTTCAACGCGAACGGTCTTATTGTTATCGACAACGAAATCATCGATGTCCAATGTTCCGCTCGATCCATTCACTTGATCGATGTGGAATGAAATCTGAACTGTGGCTCCAGTCGTGTCGAATCCTGTCCCCATGTTAGCCGAAGTTTTTTTGAGGACGCCATCAAGGTACATATCGATCAGAAAATCACCGCGCGCAACGAATAGCAAAGTAGTCCACGTGTTCGCCTGAACGTTGTATGAGCTTAGCAAAGAGCCAGACCCATTAACGTCCCAGTAGTAAGTGTTCGGAGATCCGCCGTCAGGGTAAACTCCGAAAACACCGTTATAGTCATACGAGTGAGCGCTGTCTGACATTCCGATGATGAAATTCAAACCGCTTGCGTGCGATGGCCTGAACTTTATCTGGCACGTTGATCCGGCGTCCCATTGAAATGGGGCAGATGTTATTCCAAGAGAATTTAGGCCGCCCGCGCCAGGGGTAAAGGTACCGATACCTCCTGATACCGAGTAGCTGCCAGACGTATGCACGTATCCTGGCCAAATACCTGTGTCGTAAGAACCGAATGCGTCTTGAACAACTATCGACATTTTTTCACGTCCATAAGATTGGGTCCGTCCACGTTAAGGTTCCGGTCGTTGCTGACGTCGCCGATGCGGAGAGACCGCTCGGAGGGCGAATGAGTATGCCATTGCTCGTCCAAAATAGCGGCGTCAGATAGGCCTGGTCTGAGGCCCCTCCAAAGAAAGTAAACGCAAGATGGAAAGGCCCAGCCGCTGAATAGTCCGCGTGATCCGTCACGGTCGTCACGCCCATCGTCGTTGACCAAAACGGAGCCGTTTTCCATGGATTGATTCTCGAACCAAGACTGTTGTTATGCGCGTGCCATATTCGCACGCTGCCATTCGTCTGGATCTTTAGTCCGTGCCAAATGAACTCAGCGTGGTCGAGCGCGTCTGTTTGGATTAGATTCGTTCCGCTGTACGACTTCACGTAAGGGGAGGCCTCGTCGTAATGGAGACTGAAAATCCCCGTGTTCGACGTCCAAAGCTTCCCACTCGTTTCGAGAGAGATCTTCATCTGCGAAGTCCCCCCGCTTGCTTTGGAAGGCGAGAACGCAATCCCGAACCAGATGATATTATTCGCGCAGCTTCCTAGCCCTGTCGTTGTGTACGCTCCATTCGTTCCGAATCCAGTCTGCCCACCAGTAAAGCGAAGCAGTTTTGTATTCGAGGCACTCCCGAACGCAGGGGTAAACGAGTTCACGACCGTAGGCGCAGAGCCCTCCGTGTTTACGAAAGTGAGCCCAGTCGTAAGCCCATCATCGAAGTCCCTGTAATATCTATTCCCCATCGGGCGAGAACTCCTCAAGAATCGACAGAATAAAGGCGGTCTTGCTGGCATCGGAATGGTGCCTTATCTTTTTCCCCATCCCATTTTTTTCTAACTGGTCTCTTAACTCGAATGGCATCTCAGGGTGAATCCAAACATAACGAGGATCTTTCCCGTACACGTCCCTAAATTCCTCAAGGTCTTTTCTAAGATCATCTGAGCCGATCATTCCTCACAACCTTTCTTTCGGAATAAATTACGCTTGCCAAAATAGCCGCAACTTCCTTAGCGCACCACTCGTCAGTGCCCTCTAAAATGTAATGCACAGCCTCGTGAACAATAACCTCTGGCGTGCTTTTTTCATATTTAATCTTCTTCGTTTTCGGATCGTACCTACCCCAATTCCCATCGATGTCTTTTTGCTCGACGCTTTCGAAATCTGGGGTTTCCCTGTCGAACTCAATTTTGCATCTCTCTGCAATACCTATGGGTATCGACGAGGAAAGAATATGCACCCCCTCCTTATAATACCCAACTTCATTTTGCTTCCTTACCCACGCGCACGAAGCGGTGAGTGGTAAGCATAAGCAAAGACTGGCAAGCGCTTTCACTCACCCTCCTTTTTCAGAATCTTCAAGCGTCCATTTAAGCTCTTAAGAAACTGCGAGAATTCAGCCATACTTACCGTGTGTTCATCGATAGCGTCGGTAAGTTCGGCAGTGTTTACCATCTGACTGGCAACCATTTCGTTCGTATGGTGCACCTGAGATCTAGAAATGTGCGAGAACTCGCACCCGGTTCGCATTTCTAAGAAGTGCAATTTCTCCATGAGACGCCGTTCGAAGTCTTCGAAAAAATCTATAAACGTTTCGTTATTTTTTTCTTTGCCTACAGGAGCCTGACCAGCCAACGACGAGGACGGGCTCGCGAGCGACTCTCCTGGAGTCAGCGCCGCGTGCTCGATTCTTTTTTGCATTTGGCGGTAGTATTTGCCCATCTTGCTAAACCTTACGAAAAACGTTACGAGGGCGTTCCCACATAAAATTCCAATTACGCTAGCTGCATTTTCAAAAGTTTGGTGATCCATCAGACTCCATAAAACGAGCGCCCGATCGGTTCATAACGCCGACCGAGCGCTCTTTACTACTACACAGCAGAACCCTCTTCCTGGGCTACTTCTCGAACTTGAGCCGAGAGTCTTGTAACCAGACTATTCGCTTCCTTTGGCTCTGCACTTTCCTCCGGGGCCGCCACATCGAACTCTTCCTTTTTAACCGGAAGCGGTTTCCCGTCCGGTCCAAGAAGTTCCATGTGCTTCTTAGAAAAATACTTCATGCTTGGAATTTCGTACTTGTCTCCATTCCATCGCATGACGCCGAAGCGATAAGCAAACCGTCCTTGAACATGACCCTTTTCTCTCACTCGAATGCCCATAGTCCTCTCCTTTAGTAAGGCGTGATCGCGTCAGCGTAGTACGCTTCTTGCGTAACATCGTTGTACGGACGCAGCCACGCGGAAACTGCCAGCGACGGTGTGGTCCCGCCCAGCGTAAAAGAAATTCGCGAATACTGCTCCATTACCGTGGTCGGCGGGATGATCGCGAAATATCGCGTCCCTGCCGCATCGCCACGGGTCATGGTTGAAAACGAAGCAACGGTCGAAGCGCTGCTGAACGACGAATTGTCGTCAGTCTGTAGAACGGCGGAATAGGTTTCATCACCAGTCCCAGCGTCGAGCGCTGTCGTTACCACCATCTCAACAACAAGCGGTGTTCCCATTCCGAGATTTCGATCCGCTCCGTGGTTGATATAGTTCGTCGAAGTCGTCGAAGACGAAATCGACTGAGCATTGCTGTATTGATTCTGTTTATCCAACATAACTTTCTCCTTTCTTTATTTCCTAATTACGACACCAGAGATTCGGCCAACGAGAAGCCATCGACCATGCGAACCGGAGTTTCACCAAACATCGCAACGCGTTTTCCTTCCACGTTTTCAAACGTCAAGCCGCCGCCAGAAATGACGTCGTTCCGACGCTGAATGCGTAGCCACGGGAACACCATGCGAGGCACGTACCAGACCAGTCGCGCGGTGCCGGGATACGGGATGCAAGCTTCTGCTTGGATCATCAGTTCGGTCAGGTCTGCACCTGAACCAGCGCGAAGGCTGGAGACGTCGATGTTCGGAATACGAACGACGTAACGCCAGTCAGCGATGTGAACGCCGAACTGCCAGCGATACAGATCACGATAGACGTCCATCTTCGCGTCAGTCGTGCCGCCAACATGATCCTTCGTCACAAGTCCTTTGTCGATGTGACGCAACCCTGCGACGGTATTTTTGGGGTAAAGGCCCATGACCTTATTCGGACCCCACCCAATCAGAAGAAGCGACGTGTTATCCGATTGAGCACCACCCCCGACGATAACGTTTTGCCCGTTCGTCGCAGTTGTGGAATTGTACCGCGTGCAAAAACCGTTGATCTGCTTCGGATTCGTTCCATTGTTTCCGTACAGAATGCGGTTCTGAAACGCTTGGTTCATCGCTTCCAAAAACACTTGCGCTTTTTGAAAACGGAACATCTGCGGATTGGTCTCGTTTTCGACTTCTTGCGCGTCGACTTCGGACCAGATTTCTAGGTTCGTCGTCCCTTCAACGAACTGCGCGGCAGTCTCTTTATCGTTCGAGCCACCTTCGTTGTACTGTCGTTCCGTAGGCGTTGGTAGAGACGTGATGACGCTCGTGCGGTGCGTGGTCGCATCATTCGTTGGCATCCAAGGCATATCCGCCAACATCTCGTTGGTCTGCTCCAGGAGATTGATAAGTTGCGCAGGCTCGCCATTCGGATTCAATTTTTTCTTGATATCCGAAAGCGTTTCGTATGTTGCTCCAATTTCGGCCATGACTAACTCCTTTCAAGATTAACTATCAGTTGGCCCAGGGGTGGTTGAGCCAAACATAATTTGCTCGGGACGCTTTGTCGGAAGCGTTGTCGCTGCCCCTCCTTTAATGATCTTTGGATCACCCATGGTTTCAGCGCGCGGGAGAAGAAGTTTAAGAACCATCGGGTTATCGCCGAGTCCAGATTTATCGAGGAACTCGACACCTTTGGTACCAACCGTATCCCACACGTAGCGGCGAACTTTCTCAGCGCTAGCCTCAAAATTCTTTCCGCCAAATTCCGGATCTGACATCGCTTCTTTACGCCAATTTTCTTTGATAGTTTTTTGCATTTCGTCCATGGCGTTAATGCCAGCGAGCCGATCTTCGCTGACAAGAGTGTTTGCGTACTCAAGCACCGCCTGGGCCTGTTCTTTCGAGAGTCCTCGTTCCTGTGCGAAGGAAGCGACCCTCTCTACATGGGATTCAGTCAGCAGCGCCTTTTCCGGCAATTTCAAATCTTCTTTTTTTAAGCCGTCAGTTTTCTTAGGCTCAGATCCCTCGTCAGGCTTTGCAGCAGGTTCTTCACCTTTTTTCTCATCAGCCTTTTGAGGATCTTTCTCACCTTCGGTTTTTTGCTCTTCTGTTTTTGCTTTTGGAACGTAGCCATCACCACCACCTTCTTTCTTTTCTGGAGGTTTGGTTCCATCCGTTTTTTCACCGTTCTGGAGATTCATTTCCCAAGTGGTTGTTTCCTTCGGTTTCGTACCATCGCTCATCTGCCCATAGAACGCTTTAGCGCCGATCTGCGCTTGCGATTCTTTCGGGGTTTCATTCGACGTTTGATTTTGATTTTGGTTAGTTGGTTCGCTCATTTTTTATTCCTCATCATTTTGTTCGGTTGATTCCTGGGCCATTTTCCAATAGGCGTTTTTGTCCGCCTCATTCACTTGTCGAATTAATTCAAGTCCGACGCTTCGTCGTCCGTCGTTAAATGCAGTACGATCAGAGTCGGCAACGTAACTCTGAGTGTGAATTCTGCAGATCCTTCCAAGCACGTGCCACACAAACCTTCGGCCTTCTCGCGTCGCAAGAACGGACCGAATGTTTTCCTTCTCAGAAGCGAGAAGTTTTTTCTCGTTCTTGCGTCCCTCTTGGATCTGCTTTTCGTCACCAGAGTTTTTGACAAATGCTGTCTCCATTTTTAGTCGTCACCCAAGAAGGAGCCGATCACAGTGATCGTGCCAGTCACGTTAAGATAACCGTTTCCATCGACCGTAGCCGCCGTTCCTGAAAAATTGAGATATAGATCACTTGCGGTCGCTGTGCCGTCTACAGCCGTGCCCGCGCCGGTAAAGGCTGTGCCGGTCGTTGTCCCGCTGCTTAGCGTCTGGCTAACGGCAGCCCCGACATTCTTGTTCGTAGTTCCGAGCGTCCCATCTGCAGCCGCAGCAATCGCCACGGTGCCGACGCCGATTTCGAATACGATGTCGTTCGGGACTCCAGTGCCGTCTTCCGAGTACGCCGTGTAGTTCTGCCTGCAGCCAAGAAAACTTACGCCGCCTTCTGCGAAGTCGAATAACTTGAGCGATCCGTAAGACCCGCTGGCAGCGCCATCCGTTACCGGAATTCGCGCTGCGGTCAGAGTGAATGTTAAGGAAAAGAAATCCCCTATCTGTTTGATCGTTACGGCCGTAGTGCCGGACGTTGGTGAGTTCACGGTTCCGACATCAGAGTTT